TTGCATCGTTACTTGCATCGGTATATTTAAGCGGTGGTAATAACTTTGGCGGTAAGTTAAAAGGACACCGAGAGGGTAGATGCCTTATACACTTTGATACAGAGCAAGGGCATTGGCATAGCCAGAGGGTATTTAAAAGAGTTATAGATATGGCTAATGTTAGGGATGTAGGTTGCTATCAAACCTTTGCCTTAAGAACAATAAGCTACAAACAAAGAATACAATTTATAGAATTTATACTAAAAGAAAACAAAGACAAAAACGGATTAGTTGTTATTGATGGTGTGGCTGATTTAGTAAGCGATGTAAACAACCTTGAAGAAAGCAACTTATGTGTGCAGAAAATAATGGAATGGTCAGCTAAATACAACTGCCATATAATGACTGTAATACATAGCAATTACGGAAGCGATAAACCAACTGGACACTTGGGTAGCTTTTTAGAAAAAAAGACAGAAACACAAATACAATTAGAAGCAAACACAGTAAACAAGGAATGGGTAACAGTTAGTTGTAAGCGCTCAAGGGGTTATGCCTTTGAAACCTTTAGCTTTAGTATTAACGAGTTTGGGCTGCCATTTGTAGTGGGCGAAATATACGACCCATTAGAATATTTTGTAGTGCCAAAAAATAAAATTTTAGAATGAAAAAAAGCCTTGTTGAAATAGCCTATTTAAGACACCAAGATTGGTTAAGGGTAGTGTATGCCTTTGGCTGTAACAAAAGCACCGCAGAGGACATTGTACAAGAAATGTACATACAACTGATACAAGATGTAGATAAAGGGTTAGACCTATGGCATAATAAAGATGTTAATATTTACTACTGTTGGAAAGTCTTAAGAGGCATATACTTAAACACCCACAAAAAGGAAGCAAGGCAAATAAAAGAATACATAGAAGAAATAGACGAACTAAAACAAGCAGAAGATTTAGGGATAGACGAAGTAGAATACGCAAAACGTAAAGACCAAATAGATGGCATATTAGATGACCTATACTGGTACGATAGAAAAGTATTTGAGATATGCGCAAGTGGTAAAAGCGTAGCAGCATTAAGTAGAGAAACTGGTATAAGTTATTACTCACTTTACAACACATACACAAACGCAAAGAAGCATATAAAAGAACAGCTATGATTAAATTTAAATATCCCAAATCTTTTTGGTTAATAGCAGAGCAAATTGGTTATGCAAGAGGTGTAATGAATAAAGAAAATAATAAAATAAACAAAAGGTATGATAGGGGAGTTAAAAATAAACAAGTTGATGTTTTAGGTGTTTTAGGCGAATTAATTGCAATAGAATATTTAACTCAAAAAAATATACATTTTAATATAGCAAACTTATTAGATTTTAAGTCAAGTAAAAATGCTGATTTTATTTTAAAAGGTAAAAGAATAGATGTTAAAACAAATAAATTAACTAAATATTCTCATTTGCTTGTTAATGAAGAAGCACATAAAAAAGGACTTAACAAAATAGATTTATATTGGTTTGTATATATTATAGATGATAAAACTGCAGAATTTTATTTTATTGATTACGATAAGGTAAGTCAATGGGATTGTAAACTTATGAAATACACAAAAGCATATTACATTAAAAGAGAAGATTTATGAAATTAGGAGATTTAGTATATTACATTACTTACTATACTGGCATACGTTGGGTAGTAAAAAAGATATGGGGAGAAGATTGCGGATGCGATGAAAGACAGCGCAAACTAAATGAGTGGACTGATATAGATTTAGACTTATGGAAATAGAACACAGAAAACAATGGGAACAATTTAAGGCAGAGGTTACAAGCAAACTAACACAACCACAATACAAGCTATTATGTAAGCTACACGCAAAGTATTTTAATCACGCTTATTATGAGCCTTGCAGTTGCCGACCCAAAGAACTAAAACGATGGATAGCCGATATTGACAGACTATACAATAAATGATAAAAAATGTACACAAGTGGGAACAAGCTGTAATAATGCTTTTAAATTTAGATGGATGGAACTTAACACATACTGGCGATGGCTTTGAGCATTACGATGCAATAGGCACAAGCCCTAAAGGAACAGAAGTAGTAATTGAAATGAAGTTTAGAAACAAATACTACAAAGAAAAACTATTAGAGGTGTACAAGTACGACAAGCTAATAGAAACTGGTAAGATAGCCTTATACTTTGTGAATGACCCAAAAGGTAATTATATGTATTGGCTAAACAACCTAACAGACTTGAAGAAGAAAGATATGTACTGCCCAGACACAACGCTATGGACTAAAAAGAAACTATTAAAGCCTTGTTACTTGCTTGACGAAGCACAAGCATCAATAATTAATTTAAACAGTTTTAAGAAGTAGGACAAAAGTTTTCGTAAAGTTTTCGTAAAAAATGGTTTATAATTTGTTTATAAGTGTTATATTTGTGTAAACAATAACAAGATGCAAAAATACGAAGTAATTATTGACGACCACGAAGATGAAAACGGATTGTTTTACGTTTACAACAATGAAACTAAAAAGATTGTTAGTAAGGGTTATAAATATAGTCGTTACGCTTGTAATCTTCAAGATAAATTAGAATTAGGATATTAAGCAACAAAACAATGACAACACAACTACAAGACTTAAAAAAAGAACTTCAACAAATAGAAGTCACGCTACACCACCTTAATAAAATGGAAGGGGTTACTGAACGTATGAAGAAACGTTTAGAGGATAGAGAACTATATATAAGAAGTATAATTTATAACATACAATAACAATGAAAAAGACAAAGACTGGATTACATATCCAAACACGCAAAAACAGAATTGAGGTATTAACCGAAAAAGAGTTAGAATTAAAAGAACTTAAAAAAGCAGAACAAAGACAACTGGTAGTAATGGCATCTATTTTATTACTTGCCTTCCTTACGTTTTGTTTAGGGTTTATGATTGGATATGGTAGCTAATGGATTTACTACAAAAGCAAGCATATAATCTGTGGTTTAATTGGTTAGCCGATAAGATAATGGAGTGGAAAGATGCCAAGCCATTAAACAAAGACTTACGCAACTGCATCAAAGCTATGAATGAAATAGGTACATTTGTAAATGGATTGCGTACAGAGGTTGAGGTACTACATAAAAGAGTACAGCTAATTAGACAACAGAAGAACGAACTGATACAAAAACAACAAGAAGAAATAACACAATTAAAAGACGACTTAAACAAATATCAAATGCACTATATAGACGAACCAGACGCAGTAAGCACTTGTAGAACTTGCGACACAGAAACAAACGGACAGACATACTGCTCGGAAGATTGTAAAAACTATGACCTTGAATAATATGGATAAGATAAAACTATTAGATGGTAAATACTACGACAGAGCAGAATTGCTTAAACGTATGGAAGATGACACCTTTTACTATGGGGAACTAAACACCCTTGCTTTAAGTAGTAGTAGCCTTAAACAGCTTCTATCAAGCCCAAAGACATATAACTTTAGTTTGAAGTATGGTAGTGGCGAAAGTCAAGCCCTACGAGATGGGTGGCTATTCCACACCGCTATATTAGAGCCAGAGGTATTTGCAGCACAAACATTTATAGATGTGCAAAGCAAGAACACAAAGAAGTTTAAAGAAGCTAAAGCAGAAAACCCAAGAGTGTTTACAATGAAAGAGCGTAACGATGCTGATAGGCTTGTAGATGCGTTCTACAGAAACGAACACGCAAAGGAACTAATAACCAAAGCAGAGTTTGAGATACCAGCTATTGACAACGTATTAGATATGCCCTTTAGAGGCAAGGCAGATGTATTAGCCACTAATAGGATAGTAGACCTTAAAACGACTACAAACATAAAAGACTTTGCTTGGTCAGCTAAAAAGTACGGATACGACGTACAATGCTACTTATACTGCAATCTATTTGGTAAGACACACAAAGAGTTTTATTTCTTGGCATTAGACAAGGGTAGCTTGGATATTGGTATATTTAACTGCTCGGAAGAATTTTACTTTCAAGGCGAAGAAAAAGTAGAAAAAGCACTACACCTATATAATCAATTCTTTATAGAGGGTGCAGATTTAGATAACTATTGTTTAACTGGAGAATTATAAAAAATGAAATTAGATTTAAAGATTGAGTATTTAGGAAAGAAAGAAAAAAAAGGAGATACAGAAAAGGATATGTACAGCTTATCGTTTAAGACTTACA